TGGACGCGACATCGTGGTTGTCACTCTATCAACAGACGCCGATCATTGTCGGTGGCGATATTATCAAAGGTGAATGGTTCAATCGTTACGACATATTGCCGATCATTAAATATCGTAAAATCTATGGCGATACCGCGCAGAAAACAAAAGAACATAACGACTACTCAGTTTTCGAGTGCTGGGGATTTGGCGATGATGGCAAGATTTACTTGCTTGATTTGATTCGCGACAAATGGGAAGCGCCGGAACTAAAAGACCGCGCTATTGCGTTTTGGAATAAGCATAAGGCTGTTACTGGTCAAGGCGCATTGCGCGAGATGGTCATCGAAGATAAAGCAAGCGGTACGGGATTGATTCAAAGCATCAAAAAAGATGGTAAGATTCCGGTCAAGGCGCAACAGCGAAACATTGATAAACTAACGCGGGTGCAAGACGTAACGCCGTACATTAAGTCAGGCTATGTGTGCATTCCTGCAAATGCGCCATACATTAATGACTTTGTGCATGAGTGCGAATCATTCACGGCAGACGACGCACACGACCATGACGATCAAATAGACCCGTTATGCGACGCAATCAATGATATGCTTGCCAATACAAAACGCGGTTTCTTTTCGTGAGTTTAACTATGTGGACATTCAGTAAAAAACCAGCACCGACTCAAACAGAGCGAAAAGAACCGACCGTTGCCCGTGGGTTTTTTAGCACTGACAATGTGATGAGCATCCCTGACAAGTCAGAATTCATTCGAGCTAATGCGTTTCAAAAAACAGCAGCCGATTTTTATGTGGCCAATGGCACGACAGATGACAGTGTAGACAACTGCAATAGTCTTAAAGGCGCGTTTCAACTTGGCCAGCAAAACATGAATCAATCGCTGTTGAGTTGGTATGTGTCGCAAGGTTTTATCGGCTATCAAGCTTGTGCGCTAATCTTTCAAAACTGGCTTATTGCTAAAGCCTGCACACAGGGCGCACGTGATGCGTGTCGGAAAGGCTATCAGGTCACAGTCAACAATGGCGATGAGCTATCCGCCGAACTGATTGACGCAATTGCCCAGGGTGACAAGAAATTCAAGATTAAGCAGAACATGGAAGAATTTGCAAAATACAATCGTGTTTTCGGTATTCGCATAGCGCTGTTTGAGGTGTCATCTACTGACCCTGAATACTACACCAAGCCATTTAATATCGACGGCGTGACAGCGGGCAGCTACAAAGGCGTTTCTCAAGTTGACCCTTACTGGATTACGCCAGAGCTAGACATGACTAGCACAAGCGAACCATCTAGCCGACATTTCTACGAACCTACTTTTTGGCGTATTGGTGGCGTTCGCTATCACCGCTCGCATTTGATCATCTCGCGTTACGTTGAAGTGCCGGACGTTTTAAAGCCGTCTTACATTTATGGCGGAATACCGTTGACGCAGTTAATTTACGAGCGTGTGTACGCTGCCGAACGGACAGCCAACGAAGCGCCGCAACTGGCCATGACTAAGCGGACGACGACATTGCACACAGACGTTGAAGCGGCTTTGGCTAATCAGCAAGAGTTTGAGGCCAAGTTGCAAACCTGGACTTATATGCGCGACAATTACGGCGTGAAAGTCCTTGGCACAGACGAAACAATGGAGCAGTTCGACACGGCACTTAGCGACTTAGATGCAATCATTATGACGCAGTATCAGCTTGTGTCAGCCGTCGCCCGTGTACCTGCCACTAAGCTGCTAGGCACAAGCCCGAAAGGATTTAATGCGACGGGCGGCTTTGAGGAGTCGAGCTATCACGAAGAACTGGAAAGCATTCAGTCTCACGAAATGCAGCCGCTACTCGAACGTCACCACTTGCTGCTAATGAAGTCAGAAATCGCGCCACAGTTCAAAATTGAACCTTTGGAAACGCAGGTCGTTTGGAATAAACTAGACGCGCCGACGACAGCAGAACAAGCCGCGACGAATTTAGTTAAAGCGCAAACATATCAGGCGTTGCAACTGGCAGGTGCAGTAGACGGCGAGATGATTCTAAACGTATTAGTTGCCGACCCTGATAGCGGCTTTAGTGGTATCGAAATCCCCGAAGAAATAGACGAGCCAATCATTGAAGACGTCCCGCCAACCGCCTAAAAAGAATGTCATAAAAGGCATTCCCTTGGTTCATAACGCAGCTATCGAAGTGCGTTATCGTGATGCGTTGGATTTGATGATTGTGCAAATGACTCGGGAAACTGAGCGCCAATTAAAAGAGCTTTTTACGTCTGACTTGGCCAAAGAAACATTTGCACAAGATGCGAGTATTGCCGCTCAAGCACGCATCTTAATGTCGGCACTATCTGACCGATTCACGAAACTATTCAGTCATCAAAGCCGCCGACTTTCTAAATCAATGCTGAATTCAGTCGATAACGAAAGCATGACGAACGTTCAAAGAAGCCTAGCATCGCTCGGCAAGAACATCACGCTCAAGCAGCCGATGGATTCAAGCGTTCACGATGTTGTCAAAGCCAGCATTACCGAAAACGTGAGCTTGATTAAGTCCATCCCGCAACAGTATTTAACGCAGGTCGAACAACAGGTTATGCGGTCAATTACCACGGGCAATGGCTTGCAAGATTTGCAACCATTTCTCGAAAAACACCAAGGCATTACCGAGCGACGCGCCAAGTTGATTGCTAATGACCAAACCAAAAAAGCATACAGCAGTATCAACAAGGCGCGTATGCAAGAATCGGGTATTAAAAAGTTTGAATGGCTGCACAGTGGCGGCGGTCGAGAGCCTAGACCATATCATGCAAATAAATGGCCAGCAGGATTAAATGGTGGTATCTTTAGCTTTAATGACTTACCAGTCATCGACGAAAAGACGGGTGAGCGTGGCATTGCTGGGCAGCTCGTAAACTGTAGATGCACAATGATTCCTGTCGTTGATTTTGGAGAGAACGATTGACTGCACGAGTAACCGATTCCAACGGATGGTTTGAAGTCAAAAAAAACCCACTCTCGAAAGTTGGGGTGTTCCCGTATCTCGGCAAATCCATCGGCGCGTCTGAGCCTGACAAAATCTATAACGTGTACCGTCCCGCCGAAGAACTCAATAATCAAGAAACAATCGACAGTTTTAAACTTATTCCGTGGGTTGACGAACACACGATGCTGGGCGATACCGACAGCGGATTAACGCCAGCCGAAAAAAAAGGTGTGCAAGGCGTGATCGGTGAAAATGTTGTTTTTGAGGACGGTTATCTATTTGGCAACATAAAAGTTTTTAGCGATGCAATGGGCAGTCTGATTGAATCAGGCAAGCGCGAATTGTCATGCGGTTATCGCTGCGCGTATGAATTTGTTAAGGGCGTTTTTGATGGACAGCAGTATGATGCTATCCAGCGAAATATCAGAGGCAATCACTTGGCTCTGGTAGAAGAAGGTCGCATGGGTCACGAAGTGGCCGTGTTAGATCATTTGGTTTTTACTTGTGATAGTGGAGAGTTTAAAATGGCTGATGAACCAGTCGAAAAAGTGGCGGGAGATGCCGACCCGATGGCTGAGATGTCAGCCAAGTTGGACGCACTCGTTGCCATCGTCACAAAATTGGTAGGCGCTGAAAAAGCGGAAGATCCTGCCCCTGCGCCAGCCGCAGCCGATGCTGAACCAGTTGCCGCACCTGCAAAAGCAGAAGATGCACCAAAGGCTGACGAAGCAATGGACGCCAAAATTGCCAAGGCTGTCGCTAAAGCATTGCAAGGCGTTCAATCTGGCATGGACAGCAAAACCGTTATTGCCGAAATCAATAGCCGCAATACTTTAGCGGGTCAATTGAGTCAGCATATCGGCACTTTCGATCATGCCGACATGACGCTTGCCGAAGTTGCAGCTTATGGCGTGACCAAGCTAGGCATTAAATGCGCGAAAGGCCAAGAGCAATCAGCGCTAACCGGCTATCTGCATGGTCGCCAAGTTGATACGCGCACGTTTGGCATTGGTCAAGACGCAGCGAACAAAGGCGAATCCGCAATTAGCAAACATTTGGGAGCTGCATAATGAGCTTGCAATCTTCTGTAAACATCGACATGGCCTTTGGTGTCATCGGTGAAGTATTTTTAGATGGCGGTTTGCGCGCTACTCCGGCAATCATCGTTTCCGGTAGTGCTGCTAACAATATCATCGGTCGTGCGTTCACTGTAACGTCTGGCGGTGCAACGTCTGGCGATGCAATCACTGCCGCTGCTGGTGGTACAGGTGTTTTCGGTGGTATTTTGGCGAACCCAAAAGAATACACGACATCCGGTACGACCGCAGGTGGCACACTGGCCGCAACAATCACATTGCCTAACTACACAGTCGGCACATTGGTTAATGCAACTGCTGGCATTGTCATCACCTTGGCTGGTGCTGCTGATGTGGGCTACTGGGTTGAATTCGTTCAAGCCACCGGTGTACTTAACGCAATCGCCGCTGGTGCAACAGTAACATCTGGCAGCACGATCATTAAAGGCGCGCGAATCGAGCGTTACGATGTGTCTAGCGGTCTTGCTGTTATGTCACTCAACACTGTCACTGCAACTTAAGGGGTTAATCATGGGTGAGACACAAACCATTCAAAATGTGAGTGGCAGAAATGTAAGACAATTGCAAATCACGCCAGAAATGGTTGATGCTGCATTAGTGCGAGACTTGCCGCGTCTAGGCGTAGGCATGGACGAACTCGACATTCGTCAAATGGTGCAAGGCATGGGCTTCGACAGCTTGCAAGGTTTGACTACTACAGCAAGTATTACGACCCCTTTGCAGTTTTTGCAAACATGGCTTCCGGGCTTTATCAAAGTTATTACCGCAGCTCGCAAGATCGACGTATTGACTGGTGTGCAGACTGCTGGTTCATGGGAAAACGAGGAAATCGTGCAGGGTATTTTAGAATACACCGGTTCGGCCACTCCTTACTCTGATTACGGCAACGTGCCACTAAGCTCTTGGAATACCAACTGGGAGCGCCGGACTATTGTGCGTTTTGAAGAAGGCATGAGCGTCGGCACTTTGGAAGAAATGCGCGCTGGCAAGATCAATGTTTCGTCTGCTGGTGAAAAGCGTAACTCGGCTGCTTTGGCGTTAGAAATCCAACGTAACCGCGTAGGTTTTAACGGTTTCAATAGTGGCAATAACCGCACTTATGGTTTCCTTAATGACCCTAACCTGCCTGCTTATGGAACAGTAGCAACAGGTGCGGCAAGTTCGACCACATGGGCCCTGAAAACCTTCCTCGAAATTGTTGCCGACTTGGTTTCTGCGTTGACTACCTTGCGTACTCAATCCAAAGACACAATCGACCCGAATAGCACACCATTAACGCTGGCTGTTTCGTCTGCTGTTGTTGATCGTCTGGCAACAATGAACGTCCAAGGCACACAATCGGTTAAAATGTGGTTGGCTTCGACTTATCCGAATGTACGTGTAGAGTCTGCTCCTGAGCTTGACGCGGCAAACGGTGGTGCGAACGTGTTCTATCTGTACGCTGATTCGTTGAATGACGGCTCAAGCGACGATGGCCGCGTGTTTACGCAAATTGTCCCTGCTAAGTTCCAGGTTTTGGGTGTTGAAAAACGTGCAAAATCTTACATTGAAGACTATGCTAACGCTACTGCTGGCGTGTTGCTAAAACGTCCATTTGCCGTGGTGCGTCGTTCGGGCGTGTAAGTTTAAAAAGATAGGGTATTGATTATGGTTTACGTTTATTCAACTTTGACAAGTGCGATGGTTTACACGTTCTACAGAAAATTGGACGGTGTGGGCAATGTTGTAGAACATGAGGTACGGATTGAGGGTGGCGCTAATCTTGCTGATAAAAATGTTATTACGCCTCGCGGTGTGATGACAGCAATCAGCGAAGATGACGCCGCTTTACTGAAAGACCATCCAGTCTACAAGATGCACAATGCTAACGGGTTTGTCACGATTGAAGATCGTAAATATGACATCGAGCGGGTTGTTTCTGACCTGACTAGCAAGGACGCTAGCGCCCCTATCGTGCCGCAAGACTTTTTAGATTCCGACTCCGGTGCTAAACCCATCGAAGTCGTATCGAAGAAAGGAAAATGACACATGGCCACTATCACTTTTGATGTGGCCGCTTTTCGGGTGGCGTTCCCAGCGTTCGCCTCCGAAACTACTTATCCCGATGAAACATTGCAGGGTTATTTTGACTCGGCAACGTGTTTTATCTCAGATTGTGATTATGGCGTGCTTCGCGGTGATTGCCGCGCTGATGCCCTTAATCTGATGACTGCTCATCTAGCCGAACTTGCCACTAAAATCAATGCGGGCATGGGTACGGGCTTAGTATCGAGTAGCACCATTGACAAAATATCAGTCACGTTAACGCCTCCGCCGTTCAAGTCACAGTTTCAGTGGTGGCTGACATTGACTGGTTATGGCCAACAACTCTATGCGCTATTGAGCCGAAAAGCTGCTGGTGGTTTATATATTGGTGGGCTTCCTGAGCGTTCAGCGTTTAGAAAAGTGCGAGGTATATTTTGATAACTCGCCGCACTCAAGGTTCAATCGTTCAACTCCGCCAATTTATTGAGCAAGCGAAAAAGACGACTTTGACTGTCGGTTTTCACGAGTCTGCAAAATATACCGATGGCACTCCGGTGGCAACAGTCGCCGCCGAAAATGAGTTTGGCGTACCTTCACGCAGACAACCGCCGCGCCCTTTTATGCGTCCAACGATAGCAGCCAAACGCCAAGAGTTTTTAGATTTATTGGGCAAAGGCTCAAAGGCTGCATTGCGCGGGCAATTCACTTTAATTCAAGTATTTGATCAAGTCGGCTTAAAAGTGGCCGGTGAAATTCGCCGAACT